CTTTTGGTTTACCTGCCACTGCTGATTTTATGTTTGCCCTTATATCTACTGATGAACTTGAACAACAAGGTCGCATCATGGTCAAACAACTTAAGAACAGGTACAACGACCCCACTTCCTCACGAAAATTCATGGTGGGAATTGACAGATCCAAAATGAGGCTGTATGATGTTGCTGACAGTACATCTGTTATGGATGTAGAAGAGGAAGAAGAGATGCCTCAGTTCTCTGAAACTAAAAATAGATTATCCAAATTTGCTGAATGGAATGTATAAATTATGACTAATAATGTTGACTTTAATAAGTACAGTGTATTCGTGGATGCTGTCACAAGCGATTGTTCTAAGGATTTTGTCGCTCTTGCTGACCGTCTGGGTGAACTTGACCGAGAGGGTGCCAATATTGAACGTCTTACCACTGCTGGCGTTGGGCTTGCTGCTGAGTCTGGTGAGTTTTTGGAGATCGTTAAAAAGATGGTTTTTCAAGGAAAACCCTGGACAGATGACAATAGAGATCATCTTATTATTGAGTTGGGTGACGTTATGTGGTACGTAGCACAAGCTTGTATGGCACTTGAAGTGTCATTTGATGACGTTATTAGAGGTAACGTTAAAAAATTAGAGAAGAGATATCCAGGTGGATCATTCTCTGTAGAAAAATCTGAAATTAGAAAAAAAGGAGATCGTTAATGCCATTATTATTAATTGTTTTAGGTTCATCATCTATTGGTGTTGCACTTGCACTTTATATTATTCGTAAATACGATCCTCATACATGAAATTACTCACACAGTTCAGTCTTCCTCACGAAAACAAATCTGAATTATTACATTTATTAAAAACAGAATGTTATCGTAGAGGAGATTATAAATTATCTTCTGGTAAGAAGAGTCCTCACTATGTTAATTGTAAACCAGTTACTTTATCTGGTTATGGTTTATCTTTAGTATCACCTTTGATGGTAGATCTACTAGAAGATGATACTGAAGCAGTAGCAGGTCTTACTCTTGGTGCTGATCCTTTAGTAGCAGGTGTTGCATTATCATCATGGATGGTACAGAAACCATGTGATGCTTTCATTGTACGAAAGAAACCAAAAGGACATGGAACTGGTGCATGGATTGAAGGACCATCTAAACCTTCTGGAACTAAAGTAACAGTTTTAGAGGATGTTGTTACTACAGGTGCATCTGTTTTAAAGGCAGTAGATAAATTACGTGAAGCAGATTATACTGTTAATAGTGTTATAACTATTGTAGATAGAAAAGAGTATGAACTTGATTTCTTTGAAGGTTATGCATTAGAACTTAAAAGTCTTTTCACTATAGATGACATATGCGATTAAATACTGAAGCTACTATCCATTTTTGCTACGAGCATATTGGTCACCTTGAAGATTTATTTGAGAACCTTGCTGATGATGCTATCTTACAAGCATCTCTTAGGGATATTAAATTTATATTAGATAGAACTTTAGAAGAAGATAGATTAAGAAAACATGGCAAAACAACAAACAATTAAATTTAAAATTAGACAGGACGGTACTGTAACAGAAGAAGTATATGGTACTGTTGGTAATGAGTGTGAAAGTCTTACTAAAGAAATAGAGAAAGCTTTAGGAACAATTTCAGGTCGTATACATAAACAAGAATATTATCAAGAACAACAAAAATTATCAGATGTCACACTTCAGCACAATCAAGACCAAACTAAAAGATAAGGAAGTTCTTGTTAAAGCATTGAATACATTGAGTTATAAGGCACGTGAGAATGTGTTGTTAGATAATCCTGTTGATCATGATCACAAGCAATGGAATGTTGATGTTGCTCTTAGTAATGATATTGGATTTAGATTGAATAAGAATACAGGAACTTATGAATTAGTTGCAGAACTTGATACATGGAATTTAGATGTTCCAGTTAGTAGATTTATTGATAAGGTTAGTCAACAGTATGCAAGACATTTAGTTGTTGATCAAGCTGTAAGTAAAGGTTTTAGACTTGCAGAAGAGAAAATGAAAGATGGAACTATAGAGATAGTAATGAATAGATGGAATTAAATAAGACCTCTATCTAAATAGTTGGGTGGAGGTTTTTTAATGGCTTATAATCTTTTACCATCTACCTTTGCTGATGCTGGTTCATCAGTAAAACATATGAACAATAATAGTGCTGCTGAAGCATTACGATTGTGGAATTATCTTGTAGAAAAATATGGTACTGTTATTAAAGACCCTATTGCATTTGATCCTACTAAGAAAGGTGTTTGTAAAATATCCAGAGCATTACAAACAGAGTTTACTATAGGAGAAATTAAAAAACAATTAGGAATTAAAACATTAAAACCAGATTTTGGTGATGGTAGTAGAGGTAACAGGGGAGCTGGTAATCAAGGAACTTTATTTGAAAGACAACTTGAAGACGGTCTTAATGACTGGATTGAAAATCCAGATGAGTTAGCAAATAATAAGTATAGGGATTTTATCTTTGGTCTTGTTAAACATTATCATTTGGAAGATTGTATTGCAGTTAAAGTAATTGCAGAGGGTGCTGAAAATAAAAGAAGACCAATGAAAATTGTTAATGGTCATTGGCAGATAGGAGAAGCTTCTCCATCTAAAGGATATGATATAGGTGCTACAGTTACAGACTTAACACTTGAATCTAAATGTAAAGGAAAACCATTACATAAACATTACCTTTCACTTAAGACTAGTGGTACAACCAACTTATCTAATCTTGGATTGAAGACTACTGTGTTTCCTGTATCTGAAGTTAAAGCAGGTAAAATAACACAGAAAGCAGGTTTAGCATTAATAAAAACATTTGGATTGAATGAAGCATTCCTTTGTTCTACTTTCAATGAATTTCAAGATGGTAATAGAAGTTATAAAGAATTAGATGCATCTCCAAATTATGATAGAGGATTGTTGAAAGAACTTATTAAAGGATCTCTTGGATATGGATATCATTATGTTCACTTAAATAAAGGTAAGATAAAACATTTAGAGATAAATGAAGCATTTTTAAATAGAGCTTCTAATCCATCTAGTGTAAAAATATCTTATGGTGGTGAGACTGGTGGTGCTAAAAGAGTTAATATTCATATGAAAACACCTGAACTTGAGATGACTTTTAATATTAGAAATACATCTGATAAAGGAACTAGTGAAGATCCAGACCGTGTATATCCAGATAAGTTACAATCTGGATATAAAATGAAAGGCGAAAGTATACAAACAGAATTTAGTGATGATTAATGGCTAACGTAACACAGTTAAAACACTTAGAACATCTGGAAGATGAGATGCTCAACTATGGAGTTGAGGGATGTAAGGCTGCTGTTAACTTTCTTAAGGAATTAAGAAAGATGCTTGGATGTGATGATAGCACAGGATTTATGCAAACTAAATGGGATGGTGCACCATCTGTTATATGTGGTACTGATCCTAACAGTGGTATGTTTTTTGTAGGAACTAAGTCTGTATTTGCAAAAACACCTAAGATTTGCTATACAGATTATGATGTAGATCTATATTATGAAGGTGACCTTGCAGAAAAACTTAAGTTCTCTTTGAAATATTTTTCTGGTCTAGGTATCACTGGTATAGTTCAAGGTGATTTGTTATATACGAATGATTTAAAACAAGAAGTTGTTCATGGTGAAAGGTTGTATACGTTTACCCCTAACACTATCACATATGGTATACCTGTAGATCATCCTATAGGAATAGCAGCTGGAAGATCAAAGATAGGTGTAGTATTTCATACACATTATAGAGGAGATGATTTCCAAACTATGCAAGCAGTTGCTGGTGCAAAAGTTAATGGATCTACTGATGCATTCTGTATTAAAAATGATACACCTATGCATAGTGTTGGATTAAATCATGCAGAGGAAACAAAATTTGATAAGTATGTTTCTGATATTGAAAGAATGTGTCGTGCTTGTGGAGATTTTTTAGATGAGTTAACAACTCTTTCTGGTTCTACTGGTGATGCTAAGTGGCATGTGTCTTCATACCTCAAACAGTTCTTTAATGATCAGATTAAAAATCAGAAGACTATATCAAATCCTACTAAATCTCTAGATGATTTAACTAATTTCTATCACAGTAAAGTAAAACCTGCTGCTGATAAATTAAAGCAACCAACTACTCAAGCTGCTAAGAAGAAATTAATATATGACAGTGAAAATTATCTTATGGAAAATGCTTCTAAGTTTAAATCAATGCTGGAACTTTACAAAGAACTTCAAGAAATTAAACAATTTGTTATTGATAAGTTAGATCATCTTGAAGAGTTTAGAACTTTTGTTCAAACAGATAAAGGGTATAAAGTTACTGGACCTGAAGGTTATGTTCTACATAAGGATGGAGACATGATTAAATTTGTCAACCGTCTTGAGTTCTCCTATAATAACTTCACGTTAGCAAAGCAATGGCGTTAGAAACCAAACGATGCTACTTCACATTTGGTAGGTTTCAACCACCTACTACAGGACACAAAGAAAACTTTGATGGTGTGAAGAAAGCAGCTGGTTCAGATGATTATAGAATATACATTTCACAGACGCACGATTCAAAAGGAACTAATCCTTTACCACCTGATAGAAAATTATTCTATATGAATAAAATGTTTCCATTTCATCGTGGTAATATATTTTCTGGACCTAGAGATCCAGTTAAAATATTACAACATTTAATGATGGATGGATATGATGAGGTAATATTTCTTGTAGGATCTGACAGGGTTAATGCTATGCAGTTCCTTCATAAATATAATGGTAAAGATTTTTCTTTCAGGAAGATTGATATTCGGTCTTCTGGTAGTAGAGATGCAGATGGTGATACCTTTGCAGTATCTGGAACCAAGATGAGGAGAGCAGCATTTGCTGCTGACTTCACTTCTTTCAGATCTGGTATACCTAGAGCATTGTCTGATAATGATTGTCGTGTTCTCATGAGTGAGATAGTGGCAAATTTGCCTAAGAATTTTAAATGATTGATTTTAAAAAACTACGAGAAGAAGCACTCCGTCAGGAGCAAAGACAACAGCACGTCTTCAAAGAAGGTGATGTTGTTATGTCCTCACGCACAGGAGTAAAGGGTAGCATTCATCGTGTTGGTGGTAATTATGCTATTGTTATTTCTGAAGAAGGAAACATGTTCCGAGAATGGATGAAGAACATAAGAGCTATAAATAACCTTAAGAGAACCTCTTGGTATAAAGATGAAGAAGCAAAAAACAGTTAATACCGTCAAGCATAATGATGAGTTTTCCTCAGGTTTGATGGAACAGTATGGTCAATGGATGGGTGGCGATTGCTTCCAGAACACAGATCCAGTTGATCTTAACTTACATGAAGAACCTTTTGCTGGAATGGATCCACAATCACATGGTGCAGAGGTAGAAGAAATTACTAAGAAGAAAAAGAGTGCTAAGAAAGAATCACCTAAAGCACAACTAGATATCCCAGGTGCTGCTAACGAAGAGACAGAGGTTCTAGAAAGAGAAGAGGTTGAAGTTGATGGTGAGAAATATATCCTAGAGAAGATTAAAGGGGCAGATGGTAAAGCTTGTTGGAAAGGATATAAGTACAACGGAACTAAGAATGGTAAAGATGATTGTGTTAAAGCAGGTGATGAAGTAACACATGATGGTGAAGAGATAGCAGAAAAATATAAGAATAAAAAGATTGCTAAAATTATGTCATATAAAAAATGAAAACATTCCAAGAATTCAACGAAGCCTGTAAAGATAAAAAAAAGTACAGTAAAAAGAAGAAAGGAACTGTAGAAATCATGCCTACCATCAGAGATGGAGAGAAAGGTATGGTAAGTAAACCAGACAATAGCTAGTATGACCTATTACGCCGAACCAGGAAAGGTACCTTATGATGAATGGTTTGACGATAAGATAAATCCACTAGACCTTATGCCAATTGCTACAGAAGATGGACCGATGAGTTCAGAACCTGATACTATACATGAGAAGATGTATAGATTAGCAGTAGAGAAAAATTCACCATGGAAAGGTGGTGGTTCAGAAGGGTTTCTTAAAAATTATAAATAATTCAACATATATTTGATTATCATGCTTTCATTTCTACTACCATTTGCAAAAAAAATAATTTTTGATGCAGTAAGCAAAGTTCCTGACAACGAGGAGCTAGGCGAAAAACTTATTGAAATTTGTATAGCTATACTTGACAAAGCAGTCAAGTTAACTAAAACTGACATGGACGATAAACTTTTGGAGACTGTCAAAAAGGCAATCGCTGCAAAAGAATAGCGTTTATAAATAAAACTTAGAACTATAGACCGACTCACAGAGGAATAAAGATGTCACTTATTGGAACTACGGATGCTGCTGCATTCTCAAATACTATAGCGGTCACTCAAAACGACGCTACAGTAACAAAAAATGCTGCCGACACCGTAGTCGGTGGTGACGTACTTGAAATTGATGGTGTTAATTACATCGTTAAGACTATAACAAGTACAACAAGTATTGAATTACATAAAGTATATGCAGGTGCTACTAATGGTACTCTTGCTGCTGCTAAAGTAATCAAGCGTACACCTCCAAAACAGGTTGCAGAATTTGTAATCTTAGGTGGAGATTCTAATAGTTACGAACTAATTTTTGCTGATGCTACTGAGGGTTCTCTTGCTGAGAGTAAGTCTCGTGGTATTAGTAATCCTGGTTGGTGGGTATATAGAACATACACTGATGCTGGTGGTGCTACTCGCCATAAGGCAGAATGTGTAGCAGCTCTATCTGTTGCTGCTGGTACATCTGGTGATGCATCTGATGATACCATCGCTGCTGATGTTGCATCTTCTGTAACTATCACTGGTCAACCTGGTAATTCTTCTTCTAGTTCTGGTGCTGGAACATTCGCAGTTACTACAAGTACAACTGGTACACCTGGAA